CCACCGAGCAGGCCGCAGCCACCCAGGCCGCAGAGTACGCCTACCTGCGCGCCCAGGTGGCCTACCGGCAGGCCATGGATGGGATAGTGGTGAACGACACCATCAAATCCGCCGTGCTGCTGATCGTCGGGCACCTGTATGCACACCGTGAAGACGTGGTGGCGGGTGTGTCCGTTGCCAAGCTGCCCAACGGGGCCGAATGGCTGCTGGCGCCTTATAAGGTGTACGCCTGATGCAAGCTGGCCGCCTCGACAGCCGCGTGACGATCCAAGCACCAGGCACCACCACCGACGCGCTAGGCCAGCCCATCCCCAGCTGGACGGACGTTGCCCTGGTGTGGGCCAGCATCCGGCACTTGTCTGGCGTTGAGGCCATCAAGGCCGATGCAACGGTATCGACTGTGAAGGCATCGATCCGCATCCGGTACCGGACCGGGATGAATGCCGGAATGCGCGTGGTGCATGGCGCGCAGGTGTACAGCATCGAGGCCGTGATGCCCGATGTGGGCGGGCGGGAGTTTGTGGATCTTGTCGCGGAAGTGGTGGCTTAAATGGGCATGGCCATCCGCATGAATATCGGGCAGTTCAAAGAGCAGCTGCGCGCCACCGTGGACAAGCTCCACGCGGCCACCCGGCCCGCAGCGCAAGCTGGGGCGCAAATCATCTATGAGCGCGCCCGCATCAATGCGCCGGTCTCCGACGAGATGCACTACTTCCACATTCGCGGCAAGAAATACGGCCCGTATGCGCCGGGGAACTTGCGTGACAGCGTGTACCAGGTTTTCAGCAAGTCCAACAGCTACAAAGATGTGAGCACGTACCACATCAGCTGGAACAAGGACAAAGCTCCTTATGGATACGTCTATGAGTGGGGCAACAGCAAGCGCGGGGCGAAGTCGTTCATCGCCCGATCGGTGATTGAAACCCGCGCCCAGGTGCGCGAAGCCATCAAGGCCCGCTACATCGAAGAGGTGAACAAATGATGGAAGCCGACCTGAACACGCTGCTCAAGGCAATCTGCCCGCGCGTGTTCCCTGACGTGGCCCCATCGGGCACCTCGCTTACCTACCAGACATGGCAGGGGATGGTCGGCGAGTCCATGAGCTTCCTGGACAACACCACCGGCGACAAGCGCAACACGCTCATGCAGATCAGCGTTTACAGCAGCACCCGACTGCAGGCGCTGCAACTGGTGCGGCAGATCGAAGACGCCATGCGCGCATCGGCAGCATTCGTGTGCAAGCCGACAGGAGAGCCGCTATCGACCTACGAACTGGACACGCTCGTGTACGGCGCGTTGCAGCGCTTTGAAATCTGGTCTGCCAGATAAGCGCTTGAGAAAAATGAGCAAGCTTGTAAAATAGGCGAGCCCGCAAAGGAGTGCAATCCGATGCAGGCTCTAACCGATCAGACTAATCAGGAGTCGTCATGGCTGAGGCCAAATTCTACATATACGTTCATCGAAGAGCAGATACTGGCGATGTTTTTTACATCGGCAAGGGCTCAGGTCGCCGGGCTTGGGCCACTCAATACCGCACTGAATACTGGCGTCGGGTTAAAGACAAATACGGGATCGTTGTAGAAATTCTGGAGCGATTCGAGAAGGAGTCCGACGCCTTTAAACATGAAAAAGCCGTGATAGCTCTGCATCGTGCCGCAGGTTTGCGGATATGCAATATCACCGACGGCGGCGAGGGGGCGTGTGGGAATGTCATGTCAGACCACGCAAAGCAGATGATTTCTGCCGCCAACAAGGGGCGAGTTCGAGGCCCTGACTCTGAGGAGACAAGGCGCCGGAAATCGGAATCTGCAAAGGGTAGGCCCATGAGCGCAGAAGCAATTGCAAAAACGGCGGCGTTTCACACTGGCCGCAAGCGAAGCCCTGAGACCCTGGCAAAAATGTCTGCAGCGCTTAAGGGCAAGGGAGCTGGGCGCGTGGTGTCAGAGGAAACGCGTGCCAAATGCTCCGCAATCAGAAAAGGGAAACCAGCGTCTGAAGCAGCGCGTGCGGCAATTTCTGCAGGGCATGCGAACCGCACCAAATATGCAAAGTTGACGCCAGAGAACAAGGCCAAGATGCTTGCTGGACAAGCAGCATATTGGGAGCGACGCAGGGCCGAGAAGGCCGCCGCCACTAGTTAATTTCGAATCGGCCAAATAGGCCACCAAACAACAGAACCGCCCTAGAGGCGGTTTTTTTGTGCCCGCAAAGGGCTTCTAGCACCCCGCTTCGAGGAATCGCAGCGGGTTTTTTTCCGCCCATTGCGGGCAATTTACTAACAGAAAGGCCACACTATGGCAAGCGTACCAACCGGCACCATCTTCTCCCTCGCCACCGTCTTTGCAGCCGCCAAGACCGTGACCGCTATCACCAACGCCGCAGAGGCTTCGGTTTCCTGCACTGCGCACGGCTATTCCGTAGGCGATGTGGTGCAACTGTATTCGGGCTGGGGCCGCCTGAACCGCCGCGCCGCCCGTATCAAAACGGTCACGGTTGATGCATTCGTTTTGGAGGGCATCAACACCACCAACACCGAGTTTTATCCAGCGGGCTCTGGCGGTGGCACGGTGCGCAAGATCACCACGTTCCAGCAGATCAACAAGATTTTGAACCCGTCCAACAGCGGCGGCGAAGCCAAGAACATCACCGTGAAGTTCCTGGAGTCGGACGTGGAAGAGAACATCAATGACGGCTTCACCGCCATCACCGAGTCGTTCGACATTGATGCGGACGAATTCGGCCAGGCCAGCTATGCCGCGCTGGTGCAACTGTCCGAAGTGCAGACCGACACCGTGCTGAAAAAGACGCTCAAGTCGGGCTCCACCATCTACACGCCTTGCCGCGTGGCATTCAACGAGAACGTGAAGCTGGCCGACGGTTCGATCATGACCAACACCGTCTCGATCAACGGCAATGGCCGGCTTACAAGGTATAGTGCGTAATTCAGGTGCACTGCCTGTAAAATAGCGAAGCCCCCAAGGACGGTAATCCGAGTGGGCTTCTAACCACATCATTGTTCTGGAGGAACAACAGCATGGCTGATAGCGATTCTACGCCGTATGGCGTCATATATCGGGTAATAAACAACGTGACCGGCAAGGTCTACATCGGTCAAACAACCGTTCCAATCGGAGAGAGATGGCAGGCCCATTGCAAGCGAGATTCTTACTGCGTTGCGCTGAGCCGGTCAATACAGAAGTACGGCAAGGAAGCCTTTGATATAAGCATTATTGATGATGCTGGCACGAAGGAGGAGTTGGATGAGAAGGAGATCATCCATATCTCGCTGTGCGACTCAACAAACCGCAGCAAGGGATACAACCTTCGCGGCGGCGGCAGCTTCGGAAAGCACGCAGAAGCATCCAAGGAGCGAATGTCAATTGCCGTGCGCATGGCTTATGAGAACCCGGAGTTCAAGCAAAAGCTGCGCGCCGCTAAGACTGGGGTAAAGAGGTCGAAGGCCTATTGCGATAAGAGGTCGGCTCAAATGCTCGGGAGGCGGCTAAGTGAAGAGGCAAAGCTGGCGATCTCCTGCTCTGTCCGGTCGCTATGGCAGTCGGACGAATACAAAGCAAAAGTTGCCGAGGGTCAGCGCAGTGCGCGTTCTGATGATCGGTATATCGCAAGTGTTGCGGCAAGTACGCGCGCTCAGTGGAGTGATCCGACCAAGAGAGAGGCGCTGAAGACAGCGCAGGCTGCTGGCAAGTTGGCTATGTGGGCAGACCCAGAAAGAAAGGCTGCATTCTTAGCGAAAAGGAATGCGACCAACGCAGCCAAGAAGGCCGCACAAACATAGAACACGGCGCAAGCCGCAACAAACCAGCCAGAGCGATCTGAGCTGGTTTTTTTACGTCCCGGCGCAAGCCACCCCCAGCACCGACGCATCCATGTTCTTCCTTTCGCAGAGGAAGGCATGGGTGCGCACGGGCATTAACTCTGCGAAAGAACCTAAATCATGACAAAAATCAAGCTGGGCAACCGCCCACAGACGTTTAAGCCCTGCAACCTGACCGTGCAAATGCCCGACGGCACCGACGGAAAAATCAGCGTGACGTTCAAGTACTTCACGAAAACCGAGTCCGGAAAGATGTTCGACGAGCTGATCGCAGCCGCGAAAGAGAAGGACACGACAATTGCTGGCGCTGACTCTGCTGAGTTTTCCCTCGAAACGATCATGAGCAAGACGCGGGAGCAAAACGCCGCGTACATGCTGCGCGTGATTAATTCGTGGGGGCTGGATGAACCCCTCAACATTGAATCTCTCCAGCAACTTGACGATGAGCTGCCTGCCGTTTCGGCGCGCATCATGGAGGCGTTCCGCGAGGCGGCCCACTCCGGCAAGCTGGGAAACTGACAGCGGCGGCGGCCGCGTACTACGACAGGCCGCCGTCGCTTGCGGAAATGCGAGCTGCCGGGTATGAGCCAGAAGACTTTGAGGGCGAAGAGTTCGAAGTATGGCCTGAAAACTGGCGCGTATTTGTCCTGTGCTCGCGCCTGCAAACCCAGTGGAGTGTCGGCGGCATGGGCGGCGCCACCGGCCTGCGGTATGAATCGGTTTACCCGCTGCTCGACCGTGAAGCGCAGGGCGCTGAAGACTGGCAGCAGCTCTTTGATGACCTGCAGACACTGGAGGGCGCCGCCCTCAAGCAAATGAGCGACAACCGCTCTGACAACTAAGCCGCCTCCGGGTGGCTTTTTTCATTTCAGGAACCTCATGAACGATCTCAGCCTACAAGCCGCAGTCGTCGTCAACTCGGAGCAGGCAGAAACCGCCTTTGACCGCGTGGGCGACAAAGCCCAGCAGATGGCGAATGAGGTTTCTACGTCTGCCACCAAGGCGGGCCAGGCCGTTGACAAGATCGGGGACGGCGCAGGGGCCAGTGCGGAAAAGTTCACCCGCGCAGAAAGCCGCATTTCCGCATCCATCAAGCGGGCAACGACAGAGCTGGAGTTGCTTGGCAAGACCGCATCTCAGCGCCTGGAATTCAACATCGCGGACAAGGGCCTGGACGCATCCAAGTTTGAGCCGGCCCTGAAGAAGCTGCGCGAGATCGAGGCGCAGGCCCTGCAGGCGCAGCGCGCCGCCACCGGCTCGCTGGACTCGATGGGCATGTCGGCAAAAGCCACAGCCGCTGCCATGCGTGGTGTTCCGGCCCAGTTCCAGGACATCATTGTTTCGCTGCAGGGC